TTATATTTCGATAACCTGACCGTTTTTGAAGTGAACTGCTACTTTTTTATTTTTATAAATGACCATCTTCTCAATTAAGGTATTGAACAGTTTCTCATCAAATGCTGTGACCATGTGTTCTTGTTTGGCTAACAAATCGACAAACAGCTTCACGTCTGCACTTTGCTTTCGTTTGAGTTGGAGGGTACTTTGTTTCTCAAGAAGTAGACTTTGTAATTCTTCGTACCTAGTGACTAACCTATCATACTCTGCTTGATACATTTCTTGGTTTTGGATAACCTTAGCGTTACGCTCTACCATCTTCTCTGCTTGTTCCCCAATATCTGCCATCTCACGTTCTAAGTTTTTGATAGTTTCTGTTAGCTTGTCTGTATTCTCAAGCATTTTTATCAGTAACTTCATGTTGTTAATGATATCATTTTTATTGCCGATAACTTGGTTTATCACTTCAACACTCCAGCCTTGTATTTCCTCTTCACTTACTGATGGACTGTCACATTTTTGTTCTCCTTTATATTTTTTATTACATCTATAAATATGTCGTCTATGCTTACTATTGGAATGCCAAACATGTCTGCCATAAGGATTGCCACAACAACCACAGATAACTTTCCCACAAAAACTGACTTTATTTCGATTATGTGTTTTTTGAAGTTCTAGTTGAACTAAATCAAAGGTTGCTTTATCAATAATAGCTCTATGGTTGTTTTCCACATAGTATTGTGGTAGTTCTCCTTCATTCTTCTTTTTCTGCTTGGTTAAGTAGTCTACTGTAAATGATTTCTGCAGTAAGGCATCTCCTTTATACTTTTCATTCTGCAACATGCTTTTTACAGTTGAGTAACTCCATAATTTTTTACCTGCTGGTGTGGGTATTCCTTTTTCTGTCAGTATTCTTGCGATACTATTCGGATTTTCTCCTTGAAGAAATAATCCAAAAATATATCTGACTATTTTAGCCTCATCTTCGTCAATATCAAAACCGCCATTTTCAGCTACTTTAAAACCTAATACATGTGCATAGCCAAAACTCACTGCTCCTTCTGCCGCCATCTTTCGTTTACTCCATTTGATGTTTTCTGAAATACTACGGCTTTCTTCTTGTGCTAAGGAGCTCATGATGGTTATAAGTAATTCCCCTTTAGAATCGAGTGTCCATATATTTTCTTTTTCAAAGTAAATCTCAACACCTACTTCTTTTAGTTTCCTAACGGTTGTTAAGGAGTCAACCGTATTTCTCGCAAATCGACTGACGGATTTTGTTAGAATTAAATCAATTTTGCCATTTAACGCATCTTCCACCATTTCTTGAAATCCTAAACGTTTTTTAGTATTCGTTCCGCTAATCCCTTCATCAGAATACATTTTGACAAATTCCCAATCAGAACGGCTACCGATATAATCAGTATAGTATTTCATCTGTGATTCGTATGAAGACGCTTGGTCATCACGGTCGGTTGATACCCTTGCATAACCTGCAACTTTCCGTTTCTTTAGACTGGGTAGTTCTGATGATCGTAAGATTTTTGCAGGTTCTATCGTAATAATCTTTTTAGTCATGACGCCCCTCCTTTTTCTTGTTGTGTAAACTTCTTCTTGCTTTCTCTTGTTGCACCTCTTCAAACATTTCTCTTGAGATAATCGCCTCATGGGCATTTTCTACAATGTACTTTGTTCGCTCTCCTTTATTTTCAACTGAACGTCCTTTGTGCCCTACATGATACGTTTTTTGTAAGACAAGTGTTCCAGTATAGGCTTCTTGTCCTAAAATTCTATGAATAATACTTCTAGAAAATCGATTTCCTTTTCTTGTTTTGATACCTTGTTCATTTAGTTTTCTTGCGATAAATGTTGGTTGTTCTCCTTCTAAGTACCAAGCGTATACTTGTTTTACAACTTCTGCTTCTCTTGGTTCTATTTCATACTTTGTTTCTTTGAATCGATATCCGTACATATCTTGTTTAATGTAGGGCAGTCCTTGTTCAAACTGCTTTTTAACTTTCCACTTAATATTTTCGCTAATTGCCTTTGATTCTTCTTCAGCAAGCGTCGATAAAAGTGTAAGTAGTAACTCCCCATCAGTCGTAAGCGTATCAATATTTTCTTTTTCGAATCGGACGCTGATGTTTAATTGCTTTAATTCACGAATGGTTTTAAGTAACTCTACCGTATTTCGTCCAAAGCGTGAGATGGATTTAGTTAGAATTATATCAACTTCGCCTTTTCGACAATCACTAAGTAATCGTTGATATTCTTTTCTCTTGCTTGCGTTTCTGCCACTAATGACTTCATCTACGTAAACTCCTTTAAATTCCCATTCAGGATTTTTTCCAATGATTTGATTGTAATAACTCACTTGATTGGATAAAGATTGTAGTAACCTAGTATGCGATACTCGTGCATAGGCTGCAACTTTTAACTTCTTTTGTTCTGGTAGTCTTATTTGAATGATTTTTCTTATTTGTTTCATTTGTATGTTCCTCCTTTTGTACTACTATATATCACTCTAAACGCTTTATTTATCAAGTGTTTCGTCCATATATTTACTTAAAATCGGTTGATACATTTCGATCAGTTCTTGTTGAAATTTTTCATATTCTTTCTTCGTAATTACGCCATCATTTAATAGTTTTGTCACTTGTATCATCGTAACTTGATAGATAAGCTCATGAATAAACTCTTCTTTAGTCATGATACACACCTCCAAAGCGATGCGATACGTAACACTCGTGACTGCAGTATTTTCTATTTTTATTAGCGTACGACTGAAACTCTTTTTTACAATTTAGACATTCATGCGTTGTGTAGGCTTTTCTATTCACTTTGTTTAAATGTGTATTCCACCACTTCATACGACACGTATCACTACAAAACTTTTTAGGTTTCTTTCCTTTTGTTTGAGTCAACGAAGTTTGACACAATAAACAGACTTCATCATTTGTACTTGTCTCTTTTTCTACATTCCAGCGTCTACAATAAGATTTCACGGTATTAAGTGACACTCCTGTAATAACTGAAATGCGTTTATACCCTAAACCGTTTTTTCTAAGTTTTATAATTTCTTCTTTTTGATTATGGTTCATAATTTTAACCTCCTAGTAGAGATAGGACATTTGGACTGGTTTTGAGTACCACTTTTTAAAAGTTTCTCCAACTTCCTAAATCTATAGGCAAAGAATTTTATTCAAAATGAACCCCCTAAAACAAAAAAAGACCTACCATAGATTTTTACATCTACGATAGGTCTTTCGTGTATTAAAAATAAAAATATGAGTATAGACTGATTTCCTCTAATCTATACTCAAAGTATATAACTCAGTGCTTAAATAAGAAAGATACAAACTATAGCCTGTTTATCACTTTTTATAGACTATCCCAACAACTCATTCACTCGTCTTTGAATTTCATCATAGTTGTAGCCTGCACCCATGAGTCTGTTTCTACGGTCTTGTCCATTCCCCCATTGACCATTGATGACCTCTTTTGCTACTTCATCTACCGATTTTGTTTGCGGGATTGTTCCATAAATAAGGTCGTTTACTCTTTGTTGTACTTGACTGTAAGAATACCCTGCAGACTCCAGCGCAGATTTGCGCTCGGCTCCATTTCCCCATTTACCATTTAACACTTCTCGTGCGACTTCATCAATCGACTTCTTGCTTGATGATGGTTGAATTGTCGGTTTAGGTGTTGATGTTGGAGCACCTTTTTTCGCTAACATCTCATCTACTGTTTTTCCTAATGTCGCAAAGTACTTCATGCGAGAAACAAAATAGTCTTTTACACTCTGTGTCGTGCCACCGTGAAGTGCAAGTGAACGGTGTGGACAGGTCGTTGGGGTAAATTCATGATGCAAACGTACGGTTTGATGGTTAATTGGTAAGCCATAAAACAGTAAATCTTCTGTTGCTTGCATCAAAGTCATATCTTCATTTTCTAGAAATTCTTTATCTCCAACTTTCAAACCCTCGCACACTTCATAACCAATAGAGTGGGTATTACTATGCCACTCACCGGTATGGTAACCAATATTATAGGTATCAATTACTCGCGCAATCGTATGACGATTAATGTAATAATGGGCAATCCCTAGTTCTTTATTTCGATTGCGTAGCCAGTTGATGTACTGTTCAGGTGTCATACTCCCTGCATCATTATGAATGACCACAAAGTCGATACTTGCTAAACGTCCAACATTCATTAAGTTTACATTGATTTTTTCTACCATCTTAATTTCCTCCTTTATCGCTACGATCATGTAGCTGTTGTAAAATTAGTTTTAATTGTTCTGGAATTGGTAAGCCTAAATACGCTGCGTTTTCTAATAAACTAATTCCTTCGTTGGATAGATAAAAGAAAATGACAGCTGTACGAATGACACTACCGTTTCCAATGATTTGTGTGTCTAGAATATTGGCCACACCCACCATCACAAAAATCAGCACCTTACGAAAGATACCTTTAAATCCTACTGAGCTAGATAGCTGTCTATCTACAACGGCACACATAATGCCTGTTAGGTAATCAGACACTACAAATAACACTAAGGCTGTTAACACACCATCCACTCCTCCTAAATAAAAACCAAGCCATCCACCGAGTCCAGTGATAACCGCTTGGCTAATTGACCATAATTCTTTCATTGTTTTTCCTCCTTTATCCTGTTCGTTTCCACATGTACACTGTTATGTACGGCTGTAGTTTGTCATAACCATTTGGTTTCTTAACCGCAGGTTTGATTTCATTTCCTGCAAACTTATCCCATCCACGACCAGTAGACCCGTAATTCGTTAATTTTCCTTGATCTAAGTAGGCATGATGGTTCCCTATCCCAAATCCTCCAACTTGTGGTAAGGGTAAATCTTTACTCCCACCTTGCTTTTCAGCTACATTAAACTCTCCTTGATGTTCATCTAGCCCCACAAGTGTTCTTCCTTGTCCAAACCGTGCCCAAATACCACCAAGTAAACTAGCTGGATTCGTTGGATTGGTTGAAATATAAAGAGCACCTACTGGATAAGCAGACAGTAAGACTTGTTTGACGATCTGCTCGATTGTTTTGCCTTGGATTTTGACACTCCACTTAGGACTGATATCTAAGCAATTCTCATATTCCGCCACCTTTCCTAATGCGATGCCTTTTCCAGACTTATGAAAGTCCATCAAAACATACACCGTGCCAACTTTTTGTTCTAACGTGTAAGTGGTAAATGCGTCTGTCACTTCTAAGCGAATATCCCACGTATTCTCCCCATCAGTTGGCAATATGGTATGTCCACTTTGGTGATAAGACGTAACTGAAATATCTTTATAATGCCACTGTGTTTCTGTTTGTTTACGGTAGCCTATCCTAAACTGCTTTTTATTTTTATTATTCACACTGGCAATGTCCAAGGTGTACTCAACTTTTACGGATGTACCTGTTTCACTTGTTGTGCCACTTGGAGTACACCTATAAATCTTAAGAGTAGGAATTCTAGGGGTATACCAATCAAACACCGTAGGTCGTTCACTAACGGTTCCTGTTTGCCCACGTGTATCGGTGACAGATGCCGTGATGACTTGAGATGTATTTCCAATAACTTCTGATACAGCCGAGTTGGTTTGATAGGTCACGCCATTTAACACAAGCGACCTTGAGGCTACTCTTGTTTTCTCATATAATCGTTCACTTACCACCGCTTTGATTTTGGATTGCCCTTTGACAAATCCACCGTAAGTATCTTTAAAACGGTTTTCATCCGTTAGCATCAAACTCACCACTGGTTTCATATCACTAGTTGCTGTAACTGTGATAGACGGACTCACTTCTTTTACTCCAATCTGTGTCCCGCCAGAATAGGTATAGGCTCGTATGCGTAGTTTCTGACTAGAACTATGCAGATAATTTGCCCAACTTTTAGGCAGTGTCCAGGTATAACTTGTGCCTACTCCAGTTGCGATATTTTGAAAGGCAATCCCATTATCATCAGCTCCTGCTTGAATGGTATGGGTAAAGTTTGAACTTGCTCTTGGCAAATTGATCGTAATACTATCTCCAAAAGCCATCGTCGTTTTATTAGTAGTTGGTTGTGTCGCTCTTGCGATAGTCGGTAAACTCCATGAACTACTTCCTCGACTATTGACCGCAAAGTAATAAATCCCTGCTTCAGCACTCGCACTAAAACTCCGACTACCATCATTACTGTGAGTAAAGGTGTACGTGCCACTGGCGACTCTTGTGCCTGTTTGTAATTGGATACGTGTCGCAGAGCTATAAACTGTTGACCCATAAATGACGACTTTAAAGTTTCCCGACATATACCAAATACCTGGATTGCTCCCTGCTCCTTTTAAACTCCAGTTGATGGTTGTTTGGTTACGGTCAATCGACTGACTAGCGACATTCCATTCAAATGTTAGATATCTACTTTCATAGGCATTCGTGTTAAACGATCCACTGTTTGACATCTTAATTCACCACCTTTGTAAAACTTAAATTGCCTGACTCCCTTGGGATAAAGGCAAACTTCCCAAGTTTCAAGCTATGAATAAACTCACCATCAACCGCATAGAACTTACGGTTTTGCCAGTAAGCTGAGTCTACCCCACTTTCCATAAAGACCATGCGGTCATTTTCAATGCGAAGTGTGATGGGATTTCCTGTTTCACCAAGTAAAATATCTCCATCCACAAAGCGAATATACTTAGTAATCTCCGCAAAGCGTGCTGCGTTTGTTCCGTTGATTTGATTTTGTTCCTTTTTATATTGATTAAAAGTAAAGTCAATACTATTAGCGGTTTGTGTAATCAAGGAGCGAACTTGTTCTAACAGTTCATTGGATTTTTCTTTGTTGTAATAACTGTCCGATACTTCCAGTCTGATTTCACTTGCCGATTGGTTGATATTCGAGTTCGCCTCTCGCACAGCTCGTACAACTGCAAGATCACTTTCACTTCTTACTTCTTTTTCTAAATGACGATACGTTGTCTCAAGGGTTTGTTTACTCCGTAGGTTATCCTCCACATAAGACTTGAACTCAGTCCCGATGGAGAGGATATTCTTTTCAGGGTGTAGTAAGTCTAGGGACAAACTACGTACAAGCATTTTCTGTTCCAAGTTGAAATTAGGAATCTTAATAGGAATCATCGTACCTAGTAAAAATGAAGAAACAGCCACCCCTGCTTTTGAGAGGTCAGCTGCTGTTAAAGTATATTTTGTCGCAAGTCCCATGGCGTGTGCTAAGTCTTTTTTACCTGCTTGAAGTAAACGTTCTGAGGTGGTGATATGATCATGTACCACAATCTTTTTGATAATTCCATAACGTTTAATCCCTTCTTCATCTCTTAGTTCTTTATAACCGTAGGTTTTCTGAAGTGTTAACCGTTCATCCGTATCTCTACCTTCTGCGTCTTTTACTTTAGCCCCTACTGGTAAGATGACAGTCGCTAGTTCATGACTCGTCATTTCTTTTTTGGCGTCCATCAAATTCACACACTGTTCAACTGACTGGTCACTGATAAAGTTTAACTCTGCTAGATAATCAATATAAGCAACATTCCCATCGTGACGAATCCATAAAAAGCCTCCAAGTAAATCTAAGAACTTCTCTTTTAGCACTTTCCAAGTGGATAAATGCTGGTCACTGGAACGGACGATATTGCCTTGTTCCGTATCATTTTTGACGGTAATATTCCCAACTCGAAATTGCTTAGTGGGTTCAACTTGTTGATTGTGTTTTTCAATAATCGTACGAAAGAGAGTCGCCACATCTCCCACAGAATAGTTAAAGGGCTCTTGCATTGAATCATTAAAAAAGGCTAGTTCTCCTTCGCATTCAATCGTATCATTTTGAAACAAATCAAGTGTTGGAGCATAAGGTCTCCCACGAAATAAAAGCTTACCTTCATCATAAACTGTCACGATGGACTTCATGAGTTTCGTTCGACCATAACTTGGATTGCTTTTTGGAATGGTAAACTTCAGTGTTCCTGACTCATTCACAGCTAGTTTAAGTGTGGCATCTAGCACAGCATACTCACTAAAGTGTGGATGGTACAACATTTCATCATCGACATAGATTGTGTACATTAAATCACCCCCTGTTTGAATGTTACTTTAATCACACCACTGCCACTGACTTTCAGTTCATTGTTTCCAGTTTTAAATAAAATAGGCAGTGTATGAACCCCTTTTTGAACGGTATAAGTAGAACCTTTAAATTGAATCGTTGCATTTCCTGTCGTTTCAATTTTTGGAACAGACGGCATCATCATACAAAGGCAAAGCATGGACTGAGACGTACTGGATAGGGTGCGTTCTTGATGAAACTCTTTATCTAAAAAACGATAAGGATAACAATCACACTGCACTTTAACGGCATAGTGCCCATGTTCTCGTGTTACATCAGTTATCACACATCGCCCTTTAAAGTAGCCATTGAGATGAGAAAAATGGAGTCTGACTTCACGGTTAAAGAAACGATAACCTAGTGTCTGACGCTTTTGTTCTAATGTAGCGTCATCTCCCACAATTCCAAGAACCAGTTCAATCGAACGATTGTGATAGGTAGTGTATCCAGTCAGCGCCTCACTCATATCTAGTTTTCCATTTCGACCAGGTACTTCAACTAGTGTTAGTTGTGGTTCTGGTATGCCAATATGAAATTCTTCCAGTACAATTTGATGACGTTGGTATAAGCTCACATCATCTATACTTAATTCAATCGTCCTCGCTCCCTCCTAATCGCTAAATGAGACAAGCCATTATCAATGGCAGGAAGTAGTTTCCCTACCAATGTGCCGTCTTCTAAATAAATCCCTTTACTACTGTTATCTGCGATAATTTGTAAGTAAGGTTCTAAATTGTTCATGCTAAGTTTTTCATCCAGCATCTTGTTTAACTGATTGTAAAAACCACGTAGTGGTAATATCGCTTCAGCTCCAGCCTCGCCACCAGCCATTAAGGAACTACCATTCATGCCAAAGAGTGTCGGACGTGTCATAATCCCACCGTCTTTATACCAATCGATTGCTAAATGTGGCACACTTGGTGGAGCGAGAAACTCCCTTGAATACTAAAGTGTGGCAACTTGATATGTGGAAGTTGTAGTCTAATGCTACCGAAGAATCCAGTAATGGCATCAACCACTGATTTCACTTTATTTTTTGCAGCCTCGATTGGTGTTACAATGGCTTGTTTGATACCATTCCAGATGGTGGTTGCTGTATTTTTAATCCCATTAAAGATACCACTCACCGTACTTGCCACTGCATTAAATACATTTGAAACCGTGTTTTTAATGCAGTTAATCACATTACCGATAGTGCTAGCAATGGCATTCCAAATTGTTGAGATGACCTGCTTAATGGTATTGAAAACAGTCGAGATAATATTAGATAAAACACCTAGAACGGTAGATACGGTATTGCTGATAGCATTCCACACAGTCGTAAAAATACATTGAATAACGGTCAGAACGGACTTGATAAAGTTACCGATTGTACCTAGTACGGAACTAACGGTGTTACTAATCGTATTCCATACCGTCATAATAACTTCTTGACAGTTCTCCCAAATAAAACGAAATGGCAAGGTAATCAAATTAAAATAGCCTGTGATGAGTTCAACAATAAACATCAAGGCTACTGTTAGAATATTTTTAATGGTTTCCCAAATCGTACTAAATGCAGTCGATAAACCGTTCCAAATAGTCAGAAAGAAATCTGAAATGGTTTGCCATGTTGTCTGTAGGAAACTAGAAATACCTTCCCATAACCCCTTAAACCATTCCGTAATCGTTCCCCAGTTTTTAACGGCAAGAACAATTAAAGCAATGGCCGCAACAATGGCTGCGATAATGCCAATAATTGGAAGAAGTGATAAGTTCAAGGCTCCAAAACCAGTCGCTGCACCACCAGCGGCTACTCCAGCTACAGTAGTTCCAGCAGCACTACCAGCACCAGCTACCCCAACAGCCGTTGTACCAGTAGCCGTTCCACCTAATAACCCAATCAATCCACCAAGAGCTGACGTAATTGTTCCCACTGCTGAGATAAGTTTTCCGACAAAGATTAAAACAGGACCAACTGCTGCCGCAATCAGTCCAAATTTTACGATGGCTTGTTGCATGCCTGGCGACAAACTATTCCACTTATCTTTTAAGTCACGTAATACATTCGCCACTTGTTTTAAGACAGGTTATAAGACCGTCATGAGGCTATTTCCTAAATCTGCTCCAACTAGTTTTAAACTGTTTAGTGTCGTTTGAAAACTATCAATAAGGTCTAAGGTTTCATTAAAGGTATTCTCGACATTTCCTAAATTATCATTCAGAGAGGTCCCTAGTTCTGCAAAGGATAAAGAACCGTTTTTACAGGCTTGGTAAATGGTTGCACCAGCCTTTTTACCAAAGAGTTCGTAGGCTGCTTTTAAGCCTTCCGTGTCACTTTTGGCATTGACCATACTGTCTTGAATTTCTTTTAGCGCCTCATTCATGGGTTTCCCTTTTGCGGTGGCATTTGCCAAGGCTTTCGTTAATCCACTCATGACTTGCGAAGTATCTGCCCCAGACATCTCGACATTTCCTAGAAAGTTTGCCGCGTCACTTGCAGAAAATCCTAATTGTTGAAGTGCTCCAGAATTGGTGACCATACTTGCAGCAAGGGTATCCATACTAATACCAGTGCGTTGCCCAACAGCATTCATCGTATCCAGCAACGCTCCCGCATCTTCTGCCTTTAGTCCAAAGGCTGCGATGACTTTTTGCGTGTTATCGATGGCAGTCGAAACATCTACATTGTTTAACTGAGCAAACTTGATGAACTTCCCTGATAAATCTTCGAGAGCATCACCCGTTAAACCAAAACGAGTATTTACTTCCCCAATCGCAGCCCCTGCCGTTTCAAAGTCAGTCGGAATGGATGTAGCTAAGTTTTCCATCCGCTTTTGCATATCTTCTAAAGCTGCACCACTTGAGCCAGTTTTAGTGACAATCGTGTCCATACCTTTATCGACATCATTAAATGCCGCAAGACTTGCAGCACCAAGAGCCGTAATGGGCGCTGTCAGATGAGTGGTCATCTTTGTGCCAACTTCAGATGTTTTCTCTCCAACACCTTTTATCTTGTCGCCTACTTCTTGTATAGACGCAGACAAAGCACTCGGTACTTTTTTAGCTTGTTCTTTTAACTTTTCAAGTTCTTGTTCAGTTTCTATGATTTCTCGTTGTAAGGCATCATATTTATCTTGTCCAAGCGTTTCATTTTCAAGTTGAACTTTGGCTTGTTTATCCGCCTCTTTTAAAGCAGTCAACTTGTCACTTGTGTCATTAACAGCACTTTGAAGTAGCTTTTGTTTTTGAGCCAGTAACTCAGCATTGGTTGGATCCAATTTTAATAAACGGTTCACATCTTTTAAAGCAGACTGCGTGTTTCGGATATTGTTGTTTACACCTTTTAAGGCTTTATCTAAACCAGTCGTATCGCCACCAATCTCAACTGTAATTCCTTTGATTCTATTTGCCATAGCCATTCCTCCTTTCTTTAAAAATAGATATAAAAATAACCATCAGTTTTCTGATGGCTAAGATTTCATTGTTTCATCTTCAACTTCTGGTTCTGGAATATTAGACGTTTCATCATAGATGTTCGGAATGAATACATGGAAATGCTCCATATCTCCATCGAGTTTACCATTTTTAATGAAAAGTCCTTTAATTCTTCTCCCTAAAGACTTTTTATCTTCTACGATAAAATTCTCAATTTCATAAAATACCTCATGCAATTCAGACTTATCTAAAAACTCCCACACTTTCTGTTCAAAGACTAATTGACCAGTCATTTCACTATTACAATTCGAATTAGCGGATTGTGGATATACATTAATTACATTTCCTCTTCCAAAAAAATTTATCACTTTCTGCTCGTCTAAATGCTTACTTTGAACTAAATATTCTTTAAACTTATTAGCAATATAATGTCCTCTATGCACAGCATTATTATGGCCATATGGGTATTGTGTGTTCCAGTTTCTATTTAAAATAATATCATTGTAAAATCTATTAGTAGGACTTTTTGAGAGCCTCACTTGCCGCAAAGTCTTGGTAGGATCAAATATATAGTCAATTTCTTTCATAGACTGATAGTCTTGTTCAAAATCGCAAGAAATTTTATAAATCCCTTCCTGCTCTATATATTGATAATTCATATATCCTCGTTTATCAAGCTCGTTTGGTATTTCTCTTGCTGCAAAGATACTATCAACAAGATAGTCTTCTGGTTTCTTATCGCTCATTGTATTACCTCTTACTAAAAAACCTAACTACTATTTTAACATATACAAGAACTAAAACCTATCAAACTCCTTCTGACCAGCTACCTTTTGGTATTTCACATCATCATTGGCTTTTTCTGTCCACATATCTAACACCATACCAATCGTGAGTAAATCCAAATCTCCAATCGAGATTCCAATTTCAACACTTCTTAATAAGAATAAGGCTGTTGTCATTTCACGACTTGTTTTTTCAAGTTTTTTTTAGACTGAATATCCGTTTGTAAGTTGCTACCCCATAGTTCTAAAATCTCTGGTAGGATTTCATAAATGCTAAACATTTCAAACTCATCTAACCATTCGTCAATTGTCGGTGGAATACTTTTATCCGCATGCCACGCCATAATATAAGCAACGTTCTCAAAGATTTCTAAATCTTCAATCTCAAGCGTGTTCGAGTCTTGCTTAAAGGACTTTTCTAGTTTGGCTAAGTCTTTAAAAATATCACGTTTGAACTTAATTCGATACAAACGTGGAATGGTCGCAGAGGATTTAAACTTCACTTCTTTGTTATTGACGATTACTGTTTTTTCAATCATTGTCTATCCTCCTATCGTGACGGTGTACTCGCGGTTTGTTCTTGTGGAATATAAACATTTTTATACCAGTTTTGATAAACCGTATCAGTTGTGGTATCCCCTGTACGACTCTTAACCAAACCATCTGGACGTGGATCGGCTGTAAGAGATAATTTTTCTGTACCAGGTTCAATCGTATCTTCTTTTATTTCTGATTCAAGTGACGGACGTGACGTTGAACAGTTATACAAAACATGACGGATTGCTTTTTCATCTCCGTCAAACTCAAACAGTAAGGCAAATTTCTCTGCACCTGTTGTGTCTGATTTTTCGACTAGGACATTGTTTCGGTCGAGTTTTTCTTTTAAGATTTCGGTTCTGAACCATTCTGGTATTAAGGCAATTTCTAAATCCCCACTATATCCATTATTGGCTGTCGTACGGAAATACACAATCCCATCCGCATAAAACGGACTAGAATCGCCTTCTGCATCTAAACTAATACTCACTGCACCTGGTATTGCCTTAGGTGCCGCATAGGTAAATGTTCCATCTTGGTTTCGTGTTAATTTTGCTGCATGAACATTTTTTAAATTATATTTGACTTTATTTCCCATTATTTTTTACCTCCATTTCAAATGTATATAACACTTCGTAGAGCTTTTCACTCTCAATCCAAACTTCTGATTTGGCATAAAAAATACCATGTGTATCCAGCACGGTTTCTACCTGTTGTTCTAATTCAAGTGATTTTCTGTCACTGTAGAGTTCTAATCTGACTTCTTCAATTTTATGATAGACTTTGCCATCTGCACCAAAGTGATGGCTTTGTGGTAATAAATAAATCAAAAAAGGAGGACTAGGACTTTCTCCTTCTGCAAAATGGTCATAAGCAAAAGGAAAACCAATCTCTTGAATGAGTTGTAAAATCTTATCTATCACTAAGTACCTCCTTAATTCTCTCTTCCATCATTTGAACGGCATGTTCTTCTGCACTAGCGATATGTGGTCTTGCATCCACTCGCCCACCATTTCGTTTCGCATGCCCAAACTCTAGTAAATGTGTCAGTTGATATCGGTTCTTAGAATGAACCGTAACGTTTAGACTTGTCGAATTCTCACTCATTTTCTTAACTGCCCAGCTCTTAGCGTATTTTCCACTCTTACTTGGGGCGTTACCACTAATTTCATCTCGAGTCGCTTTAGCGACTTCTGACACAATAGTCTTAATATCTCTGGTACTGTGCTTAGCATATTGTGTGAGTTCTTCCATAACAGCTTGACTCAATCCATCTATTCCGATTTTCTTCATCTCTCCACCCTCTGACAATGGAGTTTTAAAGCTTTCTTTTTATAATTCAAGTGGTCGATTCCTAAAATATCATACAGCTCCTCCTTGAATTGAATTTGATAACCTATAGAAGAAATGTTCGCTACTTCAGAAGAATAGCGAATCGTAAAATCTAGTTTACTGTTATCATAACGAACACCATGCTCTGTCACCTCTTGTGGGTTTTCATTACTGATAGTCGCAAAACAGCTATAAAACTCCGTCCATTCATTTAGATGATTGCCGATTTTATCTGTTTTAGTTTCAGATTGTAATATCGTAATCCGCTCATTGAATAAACTAATCTTCATCAGAACTCCTCCTTACGAATCCCAAACAGTAAAGAACGTAACGTTAGTGTTAGTGTATGATGGTCTGCCTCTTCACGGTTCTCATACCAGTAAGCAACCGTATATAACACAGCAGTTTTTAATTCCTCTTGATAAACTTCTACCTCATTCTCCTCTAACCTTGCAACATGGACACACAATTTTTCAGCACTCTCTAACAAAGTGAGTAAGAGTATGTCATCATCGCTCGAATCCACTCGTAAGTATTGTTTCATTTCATCTAGTCTGACAAGCATACTCTTTACTCCTTTCTACTAAGCTTTCTTAATCGGTAAGATTTGAACAGCTTCTGGTAAGATTAACTTGCCGTCCACACGTTCTTTTGCGACATAACCAATCATACCGTTACCTGCAAACAACTCTGTTAACTCTTTAAATGAACGAGTGCCACGATCACCGATGTTGTAGTAACTAAAATCGCCAAAAGTAATCTTATCTTCTGGTGCAAATGCCGAAGTATAGGTTGGATACCCTAATAAGCGATCAGGCTCTCCGTCTTGATAGCTTGGTTGCCAAATGTACGCACCATTGTTATCTTTTAGTTTACGGATAGAGGCAATCAACTTATCGTTCATAATGAACGCTGCATTCTTACGATATGGACGTGCTAATTTGTAGACCAAATCATTCATATCGTCTGATTTTAAGGTCGCAGTTTCTGGTAAATAGGTACCTCCTCCAGTTTTTGCAAAAATACCAAGTGGTTTATTCGTACCGTCACCATTTAAGAAGGCATCTTCTTCTGCGTTTGCCAATGCTTTACCAAAGCGTTCTAAAATATAGCTTTCTAAGTTAAAGGCGCTGTCATTCAAGAGTTCTTCAGTCACTTTGATGGCTACATGTAATTTATGTGCATCTAGTAAGATTTGTTTAAACGTTGCATCTCCAAAGGTTAACTGTGCGCCTTCATCAATCCAAGCAGCTGCTGGGCTTGTTGAGGCAACGTTAATTTTATGGTCCCCAGAAGTTGAAATGACAGTCGCCAAGCTACGCATGATATTTTCACTCTCAAGCGTTTGAATTAAACGACTATCATATTCTTCTGGTACTAAATAACCCACATCCGTATCGACACCTTCTTGTAGAATATTTTCTACTTGTTTAAAGCGTGTACGCATGGCTTTTAACATAGCCGTTTTATACTCGTCTTTGGCACGGCCTTGTTTAGTTGGTGTTACTTCTTGAGTTGCTTCCATCTTCATTGGTTTTGCGACAATTGGTGTATTGACTGGTTTTGCAAGTTCTTGTTCCATTGCCTCTACTCGTTGCAGACGTTCAATTTCTGCAGAGTATTGTTTCACCTTTTTCTCCATTTCATCATAAATTTTGGCATCTTCTTCAGACAATAAGTCGTCTTTATCTTTCTTACTATCCACAAAGGCTTTTGCGCCTTTCCATGCCTCGTTATGTTTTTCAATCATTTCTAATAGTTTTGACATTGCTAGTCCCTCCAGTTTTTCATTAAATTTAGTCTGTCTATTAAGTCATTTGCTTTTACACCTTGACTTGTAGATGTTTGTTGTTGAATGTGACACTTCGCTAGAATCTTATCACACAGTGTGTTTTGAAGTGTGAGCGTTGAATACAGTGCTACCATTTCTGATTGTTCCATATCTAACAAATCATCTCGTTTCATTACCTCATCTGCGAAACCTAAGTTGATGGCAGTTCGTGCGTTCATCCATGTTTCTGACTCCATCAATTTAGAAATTTTCGCCCTTGATAACCCAGTCTTAATTTCATAGGCATTAATAATGGATTCTTTTACTTCTTTTAAAATAGAGATAGCTTGTTCCATTTCTTTAGAGTTGCCAAAAATACTCATCATCGGATCATGAATCATAAACATAGCGACTGGACTCATCTTGACACTTGTACCTGCCATCCCAATCACTGTCGCAGCACTGGCTACTATCCCATCAATTTGAATCATGACATCTCCTTTACGGTCCATCAACATATTGTAGATTTGTGCAGCCGCAATACAATCTCCACCAGGTGAGTTAATCCAAACTGTGATGTTGCCCTCTACCTTATCCAGTTCTTTTTTGAACTGCTTAGGTGTCACGTCATCATCAAACCATGATTCTTCAGCAATCATGCCATTTAAAAACAATACCTGTTCAGGTTCGTCTTTATTGTTTTGTATCGTCTTCCAGTTCCAAAACTTCTTCATTGTGTTCTCCTTTCTTTGCGAATGCTCCAGCGTCTTTTAGTGGGAGCATATTGCCATTGATTAAATATAAATCTCCCCCATCTTCTTTAGAGATAAGGTCTAAATTTTCAAGTGCTCGAATATCATTGGCACTCATCCATCCATTTTGACGTGCAGTCGCATACCCACTCATACGGCTTTGATAGTCCCCACGAAGTAACCCATCTACGTTAAACTTCACGTAGTATTTCTTCTTCTCATCTTCTCGGAGTAACCGTCTTGTGATAGCTTGTTCCCAGCGACTTACCCATGGGTCGAGTGTGTACTTCACGAACTCGAGTGATTGTTGTTCAATATTAGAAAAGCTCTATTTTTCAAGGTCACCTACCATGTGTGGTGGTACTCTGAAAATTCGAGCTATCTCATTCAATTGAAATTTACGTGTTTCTAAAAACTGTGCTTCGTTTGGCGATATAGAAATCGGTGTGTACTTCATTCCTTCTTCAAGCACCGCAATCTTATGGCTATTCCCACCAGAAAATCCCCTAGTCCAACTTTCACGGACTTGTTCAGGGTTCTTAATGGTACCGGGATATTCCAAAATACCACTTGGTGTAGCTCCATTTTGAAAGAACTTCGCACCGTATTCTTCAGTCGCAATCGCCATCCCAATCGCATTTTTTGCCATCGCAATGGGACTGTATCCCACTAAACCATCAAACCCTAGTCCTGGTATATGGAGCACATCACTTGGTTGTAAGCGAACAATTCCACCACCAGTAATACTAGCATCTGTGTCATTCACCGTATAATCATAGTAAAGCTGACCTTGTTCATCTCGGTCTACTTTCATTCTGTCTGGCATGAGTGGATAGAGTGCAATGACTTCTCCCTTACCATTTCGAATAATCTGTGCATAAGCATTCCCCCATAACAACAAATGAGTCATTAAGGTTTCTCGAAAGATAAAACTGGTCATTTCTTTGTTCGGTTCATCATGGAGCACCGTGTACAGCGAATGGTTCACTGCCTTAGCCGTTCCATTCTCTGTATGTTCAAATACATGGAGTGGCAAACTCGCTAATGTTTCAGACAAGATGCGCACACATGAGTACACAGCAGTCATCTGCATAGCCGTCTTTTCGTTTACTCGACTACCACTAGTTGTCATGCCACCTAAAAAACGATATTGACTACCTTGTAGTCTGTTTTGTGGTTTATCTCTTGAACGGAATAGTCCTGATAATAGTCCCATTTGATTTCTCCTTTCTTATAGAAATAACAGTCCACGAGAGTCGTAGACACTTTCTTCGCTGATATTGCCACATCTAATCGCACGGTCCAGCGCCATAATAGTCGCAATAGCTCCATCAATCTTCTCTGTTGATTTTTCTTTATCCGCTTTGATGTTTCCTGCTGGGTCAGTTCTGATAAAAATATTGTCCATATTCCACCGAAGAACTGGATGTCCGCCGTGTGCTAATTTTTCTTCAAGTGTGAGTTTCATCAATTCTTTTGTTGGTGGACTCATATCCTTAAATCCTTGTCCAAATGGTACAACCGTAAAACCCATATTTTCCAAGTTTTGAACCATTTGAACGGCTCCCCATCTATCAAAGGCAATCTCACGAATATTAAACTCTTCTCCCAACTTCTCAATGAATTGTTCAATAAAACCGTAGTGAACAACATTTCCTTCCGTTGTCATAAGATGCCCTTGTTTCTCCCATAAATCATACGGTACATGGTCACGCCTTACACGAAGTTCTAAGGTATCTTCTGGTATCCAAAAGTAAGGAAGTACGATAAACTTATCTTCTTCATCAATCGGTGGAAAAACCAACACAAAGGCTGTCATATAGGTTGTAGAAGATAAGTCCAAGCCTCCATAACATACTCTACCTTTTAGTTCTTCCACATTTACACTAAAGGAACAGTTATCCCATTTTTCCATCGGCATCCAACGGACGGATTGTTTCACCCATTGGTTTAAACGTAATTGTCTAAACGAGTTTTCCTCAGCTGGATTTTGTTTTGCTGACTCACACGCTACTTGTACTTTTTCTAATGCAACTGTTACTCCAAGAGATGGATTAGCTTTCTTCCAAACCTTTGGATCTGTCCAGTCGTCTTCTTCATCAGCTCCATAAATAACAGGATAAAAAGTTGGATCTATTTTTCGACCACTCATAATATCTTTAGCCTTTTGATGGGTTTCATAACAAATAGAGTTGGTATCCGTCCCTGCTGTTGTAATGAGAAAATAAAGTGGTTGAGTTCGTGCATCCCCACTCCCTTTAGTCATGACATCAAAGAGCTTTCTGTTCGGTTGGGTATGCAGTTCATCAAATACTACCCCATGAATATTAAAGCCATGTTTCGAATAGGCCTCAGCTGATAGAACTTGATAGAAACTATTGGTTGGTAAATAGATAATCCGTTTTTGTGACGCTAGAATTTTTACTCGTTTATTGAGTGCTGGACACATCCTTACCATGTCAGCCGCAACATCAAATATGATCGTCGCTTGCCCTCGGTCTGCAGCACAGCCGTACACTTCCGCTCGTTCTTCACCATCCCCACAACAAAGCAGGAGTGCTACGGCAGCGGCTAGTTCACTCTTGCCCATCTTCTTAGGAATCTCAATATAGGCTGTATTGAACTGACGATAACCATCTGGCTTTACGACTCCAAATAAGTCACGAATAATTTGTTCTTGCCAGTCAAGTAACTTAAATGGCTTACCTGCCCACGTTCCTTTAGTATGTGAGAGACATTCAATAAAGTTCACGGCATAGTCTGCTAGTTCTTCGTTGTAGACAGATGTTTTTCGTTTAAACTTGGTTGGTTTGTATTTCTTCATGCCTCTCACCTCCTGTTTTTAAGCATAAAAATAAGCCGCCTATAGCGACTGTACGAGAAAAAGAGACTCAGCTCTCTTCTTCCACTTTCTTAACTTTATCTAATCCATAGAGTACATTCAATCGACTACCGTTATCCCAATGAATAAGGAGTGATCCAATGTCATCTACTCCGTGTACCGTTCCTTTTGTACCAATGGGTGGTGCTTGAATATCATCCATCTGAACTAAGATTACCCTTGTCTCAACTGGGTATCGTGTGAGCTGTTGTTCTTTTATTTTCTGTTGCATGATACATTCTCCTTAAAGTATGCTAAAACTTTCATTGATTCGTGTAAGGCGATTTCTGCGTCTGATAAGAGTTCAAATTCTTCATCCGTTAGCTTTCCTTCACTTACTTCCCACAACTCTGTGTGGGCTTGGCTTAAACATTCTCTTGCCATGCATAAGCGTTCAACATATGAAGTGGCTAGACGGTTTTCTTTGGCATCGACATGCTCTTTCACCTTTTGTGAGAACTTGTTTACCCAGTTCATTTCAACTTGTAATAACTCTTTTGCATTTTCTTTCGTATTCATCTGTTTGTACCCCTTTGCTTGTTTCGTTACACTATATATCACTCTAAACGAGAGTGATATCAAGTCTTTTCTGCATTATTTCTCGATAAATTTTAAAATACTTTGCATAACGTAAACGACACAAGGTAGTGCCACACCATTACCCCACATTTTATATTCAGCAGTATCAGAATATGGATTTTGTAGCCATTTGATAATTTGTTTGTCGGTTTTTGATTTTTTCTTGCCATTGATAACTCTGTGCATTTCAAACACCTCACGGAAGAACTCGATATCTTCAGCCGTTGGTTCTGAAATAGCTAAATTTTGACACCAATAGTCAGGGAATCCTTGTAGCCTACCACACTCAAGTGGTGTAAGTCGCCTCACCACATAAGACACAGTATTGACAATCGGTGGATCTTTATAATCACTTGCGACTAAGGTACTTGCTTGTTCTTTGACCGCTATTGTGTGGTGTGAGTTCTTACTCGTTGAGTATGTTGGCTGAGCTACTGCATTGGGGCCAGTCGATAACATCGTGGCACTTTGTTCTTCCTCAATGTTAAAACTCATATTCCCCTTTTGACTTTGATTATAAGTCGTGCGACTAATTCCATAAGACTTGGTCACAATCGCCACACCACCTTGATTACGGTCAGGGTTATTGCCACCTGTATCAATCGTACGTGACGTTTCAGTTTTATAAATGTTGGCCCTTGCGTTTTTTGTATTCTCCGATGTTAATCTGACGTCAAAGTTTTCTACTACAAACGGTTGATTATTGCCACCAGTCCCATAGGTAGAAGACACGGTATTACTCACCTCAAGTGGTCCTTTATAACGTGTGTCTTGCCCATGGTTTTCAAACATTAAGCATTCGCTCTGTTCTCCAATGCTAGACGTAGTACTTCTGGTAATACTTTGTTTTTCATCTTGGCACGTTGTAATATCCCACGACATGCCTTTGGACTCAAATAGTATTTTTCCTCCACGGTTTGAATTAAAATCTGCGACAAGGAAGATTCTTTTTCTTCGTTGGGGTACTCCGAAATATTGTGCGTCCAAGACTCGCCAACAAATGGAGAGTGACTCTCCCACAACACTTCCTGCTGGTTGCCATTTGTTAGGTTTAGGAATAAATAGGTTTTCATTTGTGACTTTTGCGATTTCTTCAAGGACACATCTGAAGTCTTCTCCTTTATTGCTTGAGAATGCGCCGAGTACATTTTCCCAGATAATAAATCGTGGATATTGTCCATTTGTTTTACACCTCATTTCTTTTATAATTCGGATAGCCTCATAAAATAAACTAGATGACTTTCCATTCAATCCGTCACGCTTCCCAGCTATTGACATATCTTGACACGGTGAGCCAAAGGTAATGATATCAACTGGCTCTATTTCGTAACCACTAAGTTTAGTAATATCTCCTAGATGTTTCATGGATGGGATATTTTTTCGAGTGATAAGAATAGTATAAGGCTCCACTTCACTTGCCCACAAAGGTTCAATCCCAACTTGTAAGCCAGCCAGTGGAAAGCCCCCAGAACCATCAAATAAACTACCGAGTGTCAATCTACTCATCAGACACCACATCCTTATAAGCGTATTCCTTACCGTCACGGATAAGTGTTACCTCTTCATCAGAATCGACTTGTTCGATATAGCGTTTCACAATCACATCGCAAAACTTCTCATCAAGTTCAATCATGTTACACACACTGTCTAACTGCTGACAAGCGATTAAAGTTGAATCACTGCCACCAAATGGGTCGAGTACGACAGAATTCGTCATGCTTGAATTTTTAATTGGATAAGCTAATAAAGGGATGGGTTTCATTGTTGGATGCTCTCCATTTTTCTTCGGTTTATCAAACTCCCAAATTATAGACTCCTTACGCCCTGTGTACCATTGATGTTTTCCCTTTTTCTTCCAACCAAACAAGACAGGTTCATGTTGCCATTGATAAGGACTACGTCCTAACACAATCGATTGTTTCTTCCAAATACATGTACCTGATAAATAAAATCCTGCTTCACTAAATGCTTTTCTAAAGTTTAAGCCTTCTGTATCGGAATGAAACACATAAATACTAGAATCATCTGCCATATTTTGTGCTAGGTTAGAAAAAGTAGATAATAGAAATTCATAAAATGAGTTGTTATCCATGTTATCATTTTTGATTTTTCCTGCACTTCCTTCGTAGTTGACGTTATACGGTGGATCCGTTACGACTAGATTGGCTTTCACACCATTCATCACAACCTCGTAGCTTTCTGACTTAGTGGAATCTCCACAGTATAATCGGTGTTTACCTAACAGCCATAAGTCACCTTGTTTTGATAATGCTGGTTTCTTCAATTCTTCTTCCACATCAAAGTCATCATCTTCAATGTCTTTATCACTATCAAAAATACTAGATAATTCTTTTTCATCAAATCCAGTTAGACCTAAATCAAAACCAAAGTCTTCTAACTCTGATAACTCAATCGCAAGTAACTCTTCATCCCAGCCGGCATCTAATGCCATTCGATTATCCGCTAAAATGTAGGCTTTCTTTTGCGCTTCGGTCAAATGCTCCACAAAAACACAAGGGACTTTTTCGATTCCTTCTTCTTTTGCAGCCATGATTCTTCCGTGTCCTGCGATAATATTGTATTCACGGTCGATAATAACTGGATTGATAAAACATCAACAGTTCATCTTTTGGTGCATGACTCTGACAAATAATCAGTCTATCTTTTGTAAGGATATATTTCCCATCCGTTGGATATTGCCCATAAATCCCACGAGCAATTTTTGATAGTTCTAGTTGTTCTTCTGTAAGTGGTACACCTTTAAAAATACCATTGTCCCCACAGCGTACTTTTCCTGATTGATTATCAGCTAAATGAACGTCTTGTGGAACAATGGTAATATCCGTTTTTATTTCTCCTGCGATACGTGTAATGATATTTTCAATAGATTTTTTAGTGAATTTTACTGTGGTTTCAATAATGACGTGGCACGTCCCATGCCCAATCAGTACTTCAACTGCCACCTTTGGTTCTTTATTTTTCTTATATGCTAAATCAACAATTGCTCCAGCAATACGATCGGCGACCTTATCTGGATGCGAGGGGTTTACTTTTTCAATCATGTCTTATCTTCCTTTCCTTGATTGGAGTAGTCTCTCCATCAAATCGTCACTTGTATCAACATAGACATCTGTGCAATTTTGCTTAACGATGTCGTAAATTTCATACCAAATTAAATTGGCGCTCTTTTGAAACTGACTAGCCATTTGAACGAACGGTGAGGTAATCACACCACCAGTTGTGGGGTGTTTTCCCAGTAGCCCATAAGTTGAAATAGCTTCTTCGCACTGAATATAACGTGCAAAAGCCTGTGAGTAGGATTCGATTAGCCGTTTATTCACTAACTTCTCACACTTACGTTCTTTTAGCCACAGCCATGTTTCTTTGTATATATCATCAGCACCGAGTGGTTTCCCATCTTTTTGCTTCGTTGACAAATACTCGCCATGTCTTGGCATGTCTGCCCCTTCTAGTAAGACACCTTCTGGTAAATCTACTGCCGTCATATCTGTAATTTCCAATTCTGGAAGATTGTTTAACATCACTCGAACTTCTCTTCCTTTTTGGATTTTATCCACGGCTGATTGTGGTTTTGTACCTGCTTTCACACGTCTCCCACCACGGTGCGTTCCATCTTTTGCCATGTATTTCTCCTTTCATTTTTTTAATACCCTGTTTGAATTGAACTTTTTGTGCGTGAAGGGAGGCGCCCGTTATCCTGTGGGATCCATTTTAGAGATTTTTAGCCCCCTACCCGTCTTTCTTTTTATTCCATCTGCTACCATTTGTGGCATGAATTCGTGCGTGACAGCTTTTACATAAAGAAATCAAATTATTTCTATCATGCGTACCACCTTCAGCCAGTGGTTGTTTATGATGAACTTCTTCTACTTCTTTCATGATTCCATTCTTAAAACACAGCTCACAAAAAGGATGTTCCTTTACATAACTATCTCGTACTCGTTTCCATACTCGTCCATATCTACGGCGTACAGCAGGATTTCTGTCGTACTTCTCGTAGCGTTTGTTTTCTTCACGTTGGTGCTCCTCACAGTAACGTCCAACGGTTAACTTTGGACAGTTTGGATGAGAACATGGTCGCTTTGGTTTAGTCGGCATTCTCTCACCTCCATTTGGGTATAAGAAAAGCCCTGCGGAATAATCCAACAAGGCTTAAAAATTATTTTTTACCCGTGGTGCTAGTTAATCTCAAAATACAATAAAAAGCCCAAAAGGACTATACTGTAAGTGCCTACACAAACAGGAGGTTAGTCCAAATGAGCCACTTACAGTATACAGCTAAATCCCATCACTTACAATGGAATATGCGTCAATTATCAAAAATTTGTTCTCAGTTTTATCAAGATTATTGTCCGGAAGACTTCAAACACCGTCGTAACGTCTGTCTGTCCAAAGTTTCAGACCAATCTCTTCTAGTTTTACTGCTATTACAAGCTGAACTAGGTATTAAATCACAACGTCACTTTTATAGGATTTGTCAGCTATTTCCCTGCGGTACATTACTAGAAAGAAGTCGCTTTAATAGGCGTGCAAGACAGTTGATTTGGCTGGTTCAAGTGATTCGTCAGGCAATGAACACTCAAATTTCTCCCAATACCATTGTTATTATAGACAGCTTTCCTTTGCCACTTTGTCAATCTATTCGTAACCACAGGGTCAGACTTTTCAATGGGATAGCTAATATTGGTTACACCGCCTCTAAACATATGTGGTTTTACGGTTTTAAGGTTCACATGCTAGTGACCTTATCAGGTTACATTCTGAATTATGTTGTCAGCCCAGCCTCTGTTCATGATATTAAGGCAGTTTACGAGTTGCTAGAAAGGTGTGAACAATCCGTCATTTTAGCAGACTTAGGTTACCTTAACCGTGAGCTGAAAGATGAGTTGAAGCAAAATGGCTATCACCTCTGGACTCCCTTGCGTCAAAATATGGAAGGGGCTAAACAGCATAATCATTGGAAACTAATGGCTATGAGACGAACCATTGAGACTAGATTTTCAGAACTTTGTTCCCTTTTTGATATGGAACGAACACTGGCTAGGGGCATGACAGGACTGCAATTGAGGATTGAACAAATCATACTAGCTTACAATTTGAGATATTTTGAAATTAACTAG